CAGAACAAATAGCACCGCCCAATAACCGTAATCGGTAAAAAAGCTGATAAGAAATTCCATTTGAAACCCACTTACAATCAGTTAGTTAAAATTAATTAAAAATTGGGGCTTATTTTAATCGCTTTGCCTTGAAAAGCCTAGAAAAAATTTGCGGTGTAAATTTGCATTGTGGGGCTGAATATTTTATAATCTGCCGCTCTCAAAGTTTGTCTTTGAGCAAATTTAGGAAAATTGCTGGGTCGCCTGCAATTTTTTATTTTAAACTTTTAATCAAGAGAACATTAAAATGGCATTTAAATTTAACGCTGAAGTTCGTCAAGCGCAAGGTAAGGGTGCGAGCCGCCGCCTGCGTCACAACGGTCAAATCCCTGCAATCATTTATGGTGGCAGCGAAGCACCTGTTTCAATCATCTTAAATCACGATGAATTAAACAACGCACAAGCTCACGATTCTTTCTATAGCGATGTAATCACTTTGGTGGTTGAAGGTAAAGAAGTTGCAGTGAAAGTTCAAGCAATGCAACGTCACCCATTCAAACCAAAATTGGTTCACATTGACTTCAAAAGAGCATAATCCAGTATTTACGCTATTTAAAGTTAATTTTAATTCCGAAACCTTTTCTTATTTTTAGGTTTTAAAGTTTAATAAAATCAATGAGTTTCAAAAACGTTTCGGAACGTGATTTGTGACAAAAAAGGCCCTTCATTTGAAGAGCCTTTTTTATTTGGTTGGATTGAGTGGTTTTTCTTTTCTGATGTAATGTTGAGTGGTGCGCGCAGAAGTATGGCCAAGTTGTTTTCTTGCTCGTTCATCATCAATCATTAATGAAAGGTCTGTTGCCGCTTTCGCACGAAGATCTCTCAATTGCACTTGGTTGATCTCTTCGGCTAGCTCTTTATATTTTCTTGATGCCGCATTACGGGTATCTTTGAAATAATCTGTAAGTGATCTCCGCTCGAGCTTTCGCCCCCATTTATTCGTAAATAAGAACTGATTTTCTTCAGTGATCCGCTTGTCGATAATCTCTTTTAGTTTACCTATAACTTTAATCGCAACACGTTTACCTGTTTTTTGCTGTGTAATATGCAGTAAATCGTTGTAGATGTGTGAACTATGGATTTTTACCACGTCTATTGGGCGCTGCCCGGTTAAATACATCACATCCATAATGTCCTTCATATCCCCTGTGGCGCAGTCGTAGATTTTATCCAAGATATAATCTTCAATGTACACATCACGGTAATTCACTTTGAATTTTTTAACCCCTGTTGATGGGCTGATCTTTTCAGTGTAACCCCATTCTCTCGCCATGCTCCAAATGTGGCCAAATAACCCGACTTCGATATTTGCGGTTGGTTTAACGTCTTTTCTCCAATCTAAATATTCACGAATGTGTATAGGCTCTATTTCATCAAGGGTAAATGGTGGATCTTGGAAGTATTGGCGTAATTTCTTTATTGCCTGAATGTTTGAGTTTCGAGTGTTCTTCGCTTTTTTAAGCGGCACAACTTCTTTTTCATATCGCTCAAGCACTTCAATGAAAAGGATATTATCTTTTTTCGTCAGATACTGCATATTAAGCTTTGCTGCTTCCAGAATAGCAATGTGCTTATCTTTACCTAAAGCAACTTCTTTTTTATCTGCCATCGTGTAGTAGTAATAAACCACGATTGAGCCATCCGCTCTTTTTCGATTCCGACACACTAAACCTTGTGGCAATCCTTGATTAACTCGTTTTCTTGGACGTGCCATAATATCCCCCTTACTAACTTAATACTGCAGACCGCCTTCTTTCTTTTGTTTGTGTAATCGGCTGCACTTTCTCACCTTTCAAAATTTTGTCACCATCAGATCGTAACACAAGCGGGAATTTTCTATTTCCTTTTGGATGCAGAAAAGGAATTCCGAATTCATTTAAGCTTTTCATCTGATATTTAGGACAAACATATCCAGTTATTAACGCTAATAATTCTGGACTGCAGTATTCATCAAAAAATTCTCTTCCCATATACTCTCCAATAAAAACCGCACATAAAAAGTGCGGTAAGGTTCTGTTACAATAAATACTTTTATTCATTCCATTTGTTTAATCGTTACAATGTAATTTACTTCTCCAACTTTGCCATCGTCTATCCACTTAATAACAGGCTCTGGAGTGATTTTTAAAATACCTACCAATCTATCATTGAGCGCAACTTGTTCTGCTTGAAGTTTTTTACGGATAGCAAACCAACTAGCAAAATCAGGTAAAAAGCGTTCAAATTGTTCTTCTGTTAGCTGTAAAAAATCCATAACAGTTTTAAACTCATAAATTTTCTCGCTCATACTTACTCCATCATACTCTTCATAAAATCAAGCCATTTTTGAGCGTCTTCTCTTGTGCGATAGCAACCGCCTCTTTCCGCTGAGGATTTATCGAATTTATTTGAATCCCAATAATCATCTTCATACTCAACGATGCCACCTGTAATATAGAAATACGGTTCACCATCTTTAGGCTTAAACGGCTTAGGTAAATCTTCAATACTAATCTTTGGCTCTTCCCACATTCCGATAATGTTATTTTCATCAAACGAATTCTTGCCATCTGAAAGCCAGCTTGCCAGGTAACAGTCATTCTCCATATAACCAGACATAACAAGTCCATTTAAAGGTCGTCTGTTTGTGTGTTTTAATAATTTAGGGTATCTACTTAAATCATAAAGTATGTAAGCCTTTCTACCGCAAGCAAGTTTCACTGGCTCGCCATTTAAAGCCGCATCTAAGTTAAATTCTTTCATTTTATTTCTCCATTAAAACAAAAGGCGCTCACTTGGATCGCCTATTGGATTTGTTAAATATTAATTCACCACGGCTTGCAAATGTCAGGCACTTCAATAACCATAATTTGCTCTGGTTTTATTTTTTTGTACTTAATCCAATATTGGACGATTTCCAATGCCTCTCCCTCGCTGACCGTTTCATTAGTCTCTCTAACCATTCCCCACTCATGTCCAAATTGGCACTCAATGATAACGTATCTTTTGCCATTTGATACTTGTACGTCCTGTCTAAACATCTTTTACCCCACGAGAGATAAGCCAAATTTTAATTCTGAAGTAAAACTCGCATTCTTTCATTCTATCTTCATCGAGTTTCTGTAGTTTTCTTCCTATTAAAATAAAGTAAAAAGATATTAGAACGGTCATAATTAACCGATATAATGTGTCATCTATCATTTTTACTCCCCAAAAGTGCGGTCGTTTTTTACTTAGCTGTCATGACATCAACAACGGGTAATTCATTAACCGAACTGCCAGATTGGATTGAGTGAATAATTCGTTCCGGTGTTTCTTTTACAAAGATAGTGCCATCTTCAAATTAAATAGCTGTGTCATTTTCATCTTTAGTGATGGTTTGAATTTGCTCTATGTTGATGAAAATATCTGATTCATCCGTATTAGTTAGTTTGATAAATTTAGCCATGTGGTTCTCCTACATTTGTGCAGCTCGATTTAATCGGGCCATTGTTTGTTGGTGGATATAAATTTGAGTTTCAAATTCACGAAGTGCGGTCAATTTGGGAATTAATTTTTCGTCATTGATTAATGCGTGGTAGCCATCAATTAGGCTTTGAATGCGTTTTTTACCGATTCCTTTGCAGTGTTGATATTTTTCTAATCCAACTAATCGCATATCGGCAAAATCATTACAGCCATTTTTACGAAGGATCGTCCAAGTTGCTTTATCGGTATAAACCGTTGGATCTATTTCACGCAAAGCCGCCATTCCTTCTTCACGCAACGCTTTAATTTCGAATGGTGTTTTGAGCGTTGTTTCCACTTTCTTCCAGGTTAAAAGTTTTTTGATGTAATCATCTGTAAACTCTTTTTTCTCTGGTGAAGCAATAAGGAAAGGGGAGAGTACGTGCTCTTCGTTTACATCGTTTAAAATGGCATTGATATTGTCATTGACGTAATCTGTCATCTCAGGTGCAGTGAATGCAAATTGGTTAGCAAGAGATTGATATTCAAATTTTATATAACCTCTTCCAAGTTGATCACGGCAAATAACACCGAAAACAAACGACCATGGTCGAGATTTGTTATACATTAGTTCGAAATCTTGTTCAGTGGCTGTTGTTCTGTCCTGTGGAATGTTGTTTTTAATCCATTCTGTGCCGTCGTTCCCTAATCCAATAACGGAAAGCACAAGAGAGTTGCGACATATTCTGTCGCTCTGCCGTTTAATGTTGGCATTTTTATCGTGCTTTTTACGAGGTTTTTTACTTGTCGCCATAGTTTAAAATCTCAGTTAAGTGTTTAAATTGGGCAAGATATGCTGATTCAGCTTGATGTGGTTGCCAAAAAACAATTGTGATATTTGCCAGAGAGACACCTTCCAATTGTGGCCACTCTACAGATGCTGGTGGAAGTAACTGTTCTTTTTCCGTTGCAAGCATAGATAAATCCATAGATTTAATTGCTGGCAATTTTTTATACTCAACATTAAAACGCTGGTGGATTGCTAAATTAAAGCGATCTTCAATATTGCGATAAGGCTCACTTAGCAAATGTTTGAGTGGAGTCGGAATATCTTTCAAGTATGCTTCTGTCGCATCGTGCAGTAGGAAAAGAAATGCAAGCTCAGGCAATCCCATTTCTTCAAAAATATAGCTACCAAGTACACAATGCTGAGCTACGCTATAAGGTTCAGCGGTTTGACCAATAAAGCGGTTTTCAAAGCTAAGGTTATGCGCAATATCACGAATATCAATTTCGTTAGGATCCGGCTTGATGTAGTCAATGGTATGGCCATAATAGGTATTAATGCGGTACATAGATTTTTCTCGTTTTAAGTTTCACTTCTTCTTGGTGCATCTTTTGGCACCATTCCGCACGGCTTATGCACCAGTGCTTATTTATCTCTTTTCCGGTTAGCTTTGATGCTTTTTTCCAAAGCACATAAGCGGATAAATAATTTTTCTTGCGTTCTTCCTTGGCGGCAAGTTTGCTGTTGGTTTTAAAAGGTAGTTTCATTTAAATTCCTTATTAATTTCAGCTTGTTTAATAGATACGTAAGCACGAGCCTGTTTTTCGCCTTCTTCGGTTAAATTCTTTTGATATTCTCCATGTTCAGCAATCCACTGCACTCTTGCTTTTTCTCGTTCTAGTGCAGGGTTGGTGTATTCCTTTGCATCTACCGCTAATGAGGTGAAAATAGCAATTGCGGCAACAATGATTGAACAAACTGTTGCAACACCGTAGGCGGTATTTTTAATAAATCTTGTGAATTGATTTTGTTTCATGAGTAGATCCTTGTGGTGATGGTGGAATTAGGTAAAAAAAATCCCGCAGTGCTAAGCTATAAATGGCAACTGCGGGGAATTGACTAAGAAGAACATATTATTATGTGCTGTTTCCAGCTAGAGCCGCTCTCACACCACTTGAACAAAGTGTAAAATTAGTGATGTTTCTACTTGAAAGCGGCTTTAGCTGGTGGCTCCAAGAACCATTAAGGTGCCTTTCTTTATGCTTGCAAGGCTCAAGCTTAGTTTAGATTTGCATTGTGCCAACACTGACTGAAATGCTTGTTTCTTTTAAAGCAAGCGTGAGCTTATCCGCAAATTCTTGCGCAATAGATTCTTGGATTTGTTCTGCTTTAATCAAACGAGCTACTAGCATTGGCTTATCACCACCCGTAAGGATTGATAAGCGAAGCGTAAATGCTTGGCTATCTAAGCCCTTGTATGTGTGCGTGTTAAACACAAAATATTTCGGTAGTTGTAACTTGCTTTTCGCTTCTACACTTTCCATCGCTGAACGTGATGCAGCAAACTCCCCAACTTCGTGTTCTTCATTTCTAGCATAATCTAAAGTAATTTTACGCACCGCTTGAATTGCTGAAGTGAATGACATTAATTCATCGTCCTCACTGTAAGCAGTGATGAAATCGCGCCAATCTTCAAGCCATTCAGAAAATTCACGCTGATCACATTTTTTACCTTGGAAATCACATAGTGCTTTAAATGCCGACGTTTTTTCCATATTTAAAAGTGCGCGATGATTGGCGTGAAGAGGTTGTTTGAGAGAGCCAATATCAAAGACAATTTCTGCACCAAGATTTTTTTCGTCAATAAAACATTGAGCATTTTCTTGCTGATACTGTGCGGCATAAGCAGTAAAACTATCAAAGTTATATGTTGAAAATACGGCACGAAATTGATTGCGGAATTGATTTTGTGATTCCAATGAATGGATTTTCATATCACTTGGCAGGATAGCGATTGGATAATCGCTTTTTCCTACGTGAACACTAGATAAAACAAGTTCTTTAAGTTGTTGTAAATTTTCGTTCATTTAAAGCTCCTATGCTGCTTTTACAATTTTTAAAGTGCCATTTGGTGTTGGCTCTGGTTTTTCAGGCGTTGCACAAAGTGCACCACCTTTATGTACGTACATTGGTGTCGCAGTAGTATCCTCTTCGGAAGATTTCCCGCGTTTTGTAGGTTTGATATAGCTTAGCTTGTGTTGAATTTGAACAGATGGATTATCGCTATCCATTCTCTTTAATGTAAACTCAACCTTCACTGTGCCTTGCTTGTCATTATTTAAAACACCCAATGCAACCTCTGAAAGAGCTGTGGCGAGCTTATTTTCAAAGATCCCTGCGTCAAGCTCTTCAAGAAACTCGTGTACGTTTGTTTTTGCCATTTTTATTTCTCCTATTTAAATAAGTGTTGTAATGGTTTTACCATTTCAAAGCACACTTGATATTGATGTTTTAACTTCAAATATGCTTTGAAATAAACCAGTCCGTGGGCTTGTTCACCATTTCCCCGACTGAACTCGTATCCTCTAAGGGATTGCTTAAAGATATAAACAGCGCTGCCATTGACCTGCCAACCACATCACTTCGGTTAAACACGCAGTACAGTTTTCTGCTCTGGGGTTACTCGACTTAAACAGCCGATAATTTATATCCCGCATGAGACCAAATTGTCTAAAACTCAAAACAGGTTAATGATGAGTGCCTTTCTTTATACTTGTAAGGCTCAAGTCCTCTTGTATGCGACTACACAGAGGAATATAATGTTTTCTGCGACTACAATTTAATCAGAGGAAACATCATGAGAATAGAAAAAGAGGAGAGAAGTCATGTTCCGCCAAGACCGACTCCACAACCTAAACCAAGATGAGGAATAAAAGATGGAAGGGAAAAATCGAAATGATTTAGTATTTGAGTTGTATTACAGCTCCAATTTAGAAAATTTAAACTATCACTTAAATGATCGATTAAATAAGTTATTGATTACCATTCAGCTGTTACTTTCGTCTGCTGTATTTGGTGACTTAGATAGATTTTTCCCAGATTTTCATCTAAATATCATTATTGGGTTTATTTTGGCGATACTAAGCGTGCTTTCACTTGTTTATGGCTTTGGCGAAAAAGCCGCATTATCTAAAGTTGCACAAGCACAATATCAACCATTACTTAAAAGTTTTTCAACCATGACTGATGACGAGTTTAATCAGGAATTAGTTGCAACTGATTTATTAAATAATAATATCACTGGCGCATTAACCGATATTGCACACAAGCGTGCAGCCATTCAACTTGGATTAGAAGACGATACAGATCTAGGTTTTTATCAGTCATTTGTTGCTAAATTTTGTGGAGAAAAATTCTAATGACAGAACCAACCCCATTACAAGAAAGTTATCAACCTAAACGACCTACACCGCCACCTAAAAAGTGATTTTTAATAGCTACTCATTTGAGTGGCTATTTTTTTACCCATCACTAACCTGTTTCAAATTTTTAAAGAGCATTGAGATATTTGTTTATGTGTATCTCGTTTTGATGGGCTTATGATATAAGATATCTTATACATGGTAAAGTGATTTCTTATAGAAATTTATATAAATTTTATAAACATTCTTATATTTAATTGATTTTCAAAGAAAATAATTTTGTTGGTAGATGTTTGATTGCCTATTTTTTAATCAATAAATGTTGTGATTTGAGATTCTGATCACGGAATACGTTAATTTTTTTAAGTAGAATGACCGCACTTTTTTTAATGGAGGTTATATGAAAAAATTACTTGTTGGCTTATGTCTTTTGCCTGTTTTTGCTGTTGCGAATGAAACCGGGGAATCTTGCTCTAAGTTGGAAGATAGCAGCAAGCGTCTAGAATGTTATGATTCAGTGTTTTTGAAAAAAACAGATGTGGTAGATGAAAATAAGGCTATTCAATCCAAGTGGGAATATGGGCAAAATAAAGATGAATTACGAAATGCCACCACTTATAAAGCAATGCTTTCTTCTAATAATTCGGTTAATTTTGGCTTTCCTTATGAAAGTTCCTTTATGTATCTAGCCTTGCGAAAAGATCCGAAATATGGCAATGATGTTGTTTTTACCGTAAATGGGCAATTTAATAGTTGTTATGACGGTTGCAAGATCACGGTTAAATTTGATGATAATAACCTCGAAACTTATCGGATGGTTGGTTCTGACGGTGGACGTAATGACACGATATTTATTGAAAGCCAAAAATCTATGAAAGACTTTGTGAGTAAGCTAAAAAAATCGAAAAAATTGATTGTAGAGGCGAGTTTTTATGATCACGGAAAGGGGCAATTTACTTTTGATACACAAGGGTTAGAATGGAAACATTTTTAACAAAACATAAGCCACGCAATGCGTGGCTTTTTTGATACTTATTGAATTGCAATGGTAGGCATATTTACTGAACTATATAGATTTACATTAGGGGCGTTGGTGGTAATGGAGTAAAAGAAAACCGCCACACAGGCGGGGTTGTTTTATGGGGTGGATGTCAATTTTTTCTTTCTTTCTCCGGCTGGTTA